GCCCCTCTCTCTGGTCTAAGTCTGGCTTCCTCGGCTGCTTCTTTCATAGCTTCTGATACAGGAGCTTTTAATCCTGGGGAAACATTTAACGTTGAAACCCCACCGCCTATCAGTGATAGCGGTAATGTAGCTGCTGTTACTTTGGGTAACATTTCGGGCACACCCTTAAATACACTCCTGTCCTTACCAGCCATTATCACCGCTGTATTACCAAGAGCTTGTTGTATAATCTCTTCCATAGTCTCGCTGAATTGAACGGTAGTGAAGGTTGCCAATCCCTTCTTTAATAACTGCCTCTTGGTTAGTTTGATAATTTGCTTAGTAGCTTCTTTCCTGAAGATACTCTTGATTTGAGGTGCGAACCTACTTACCTGTAATAAAGAACCAGCACTCTCTGTTAATACTATCGGCACAGTAACAATAGCAGCTAACTCTGAAGCCTGCTGTGGTGATATTCCTTCACTTATTAAGTCATCATAAACACCTTGCATCTCCACTGGAGCAAAGGTTACCCCAGCAGCAACAGCACCAGCAAGGACATTGCCCCCAGTAGCTATTGTAGTCAATGCGCCAGCACCCATAGCTGTCAAGGTGATAGGAAGTGCGCTGGCTACCTCATAACCCCACCATTTAGGGTCTTTTAATAATTCGGGATATTCAAACGGTCCCGCTTCATATTTAGGATTAGGTGCTAACTCTGGATGTTGACCTACCCATTTCTCGTAATCCTTCTGGCTTTCAGTTGCAATACGCTCAGTGGTCTCTCGTATATTCTGGGATATCTGCATTTCCTTTTCAACCTGTGCCCTGATTTCAGGATGCTGTTGATAATATAACTGTTGTTCTGGAGGTCTCTTGGATATAGGGACTGGTTCAGGGATTAATAGTTTAGGTATCACATTAAGGAAAGCCTGCTTACTCTTCTCAACCCCTGTTATACTTGCTAAGTCCCAAGCATCTTTCAAAGTTTTAAGAAAACTCTTGCTCTCTGGTTTAGGTTGTCCCATCGGTGAGGGTCTTAACGCTTGCCCTCCAATCCGTTGAGCCTCCTCTATCCCAGGAAACGGAGCTGTTGCCGCGGTTGATGTAAGTGGTATTGGTCTGACCTGCCTATCACCTCGAAAGACTTGGAAGTCAGTTATCTTGCCCCCTTCCAGCTTGAGGTTTTTAAATGTTAAACCTCTCGGTGACAATAGGGAACCATCCCCTAAAGGCTTCCAGCCTGCAGGTGGTGTGATCCCCAACTTGGGAGCGTCAAACACCCCTGTAATCCTGTCACTAACAGTTGGAAGTTTCGGCTGCTTAACCTTCTTTAGTAACTCTTCAAATGTGGGTATTTTAATTGGCATATTACCCCCTAATTAGTAAACCCCTTCCATCCCTGAATCCGCCATCATTTCACCACCGGGCATAATGTGTGAGCCCTCAGGAACCTCTTGGGTCCCAAGCAGTTGAGCTTTCATTAGTTCCTTCATGTCATAGCTCATATCATTCTGGTTAAAGAAGTCATCGAAAACATCCCTCTTGATACGTTTCCAATCCTTTGATGTAAATATTCTATCAGACATTTACTTTCTCCTTTAGTATCAAAGCAATCGTGTCATCTATGTTTTTACGAAAAACTTTATCAATGCTATATTTTGCTATTATCAATTTGAATTGTTCTTCAGGCGTTAATTTCCCTATCACCTCTTGTTTAGACATTCTGCTGACCTCCTCCTTGATTTGCCCCTGGGAATATAGGTAGTGTCGATTTTGAAGGCTTTAACTCTTCCGGCATATTAGGTGTCAGTAACCCTTGCATTGCCTGTTTTGCTGCTGGTATCCATACCATGGCTAATTCCATTGCAGCATCTTCAGCATAAGGGTCTCCTTCATCCGCGGCTTCTAGTAATTTAGTAATCTCCCAATCCATTGATGCTAATGGGTTCTCCCTCCGTGCTTTCTCTATTGCTAATTGTCTCTCATCCTCTTCCCAGTCTTCTCTTTGAAGGGTAGTTATCCGTATATCTCTATCTGGTATCAACCCTGAATCCTTTTGGTCTCGAGCTAAGGATTGTCTGGCAGCATCCATCCTGGGGTCATTGAAGTGATACTTATACTCAATATCGTAAGCTCCTTTGAGTTTTGCAACTTCCCAATCCTGATCGCCAAGTTTGACAGACTGAACCTTAGCCTTTGCACAGGCAGCAATAGTCTGCTTAATTAGCATCTCGGCTAAGTCTTGTTTCAAAAGCCCCCTTGTACCTAGTCTTGGTAGAATAACATTACCCTGCTCTTGGGCTTCCATCATAATCTGCGTGGCGGTTGGCGGGTTTGCTATACTGCGGTATCTTTGGCTTGTTCCCCTTTGCATCCTTTCTTGAATCATCTGGATTAAATATTGAGCCATAGCCTGAAGTTGTCCCATGGGCATAAGCTCATACTTGCTGCCTATTGGAAGTTCATTTACCCCTCCAGGCATTCCAACCTCATCTACTGACTTCCCAGGCTGTGAATTGGGAGTTATATTCTCTGAAGGCAAAGTAACCTGTAATGCCTGGTCTACGACTTTAAGGTTTAGACTTTGAATAATAGATGCTATCCGTTCAAGCTCTTTGAATAATAAGCGGATTAAGAATATTCCCGATTCACCCTGATACTGAATAGTGTCCTGGTCGTATAGCATCGAACCCATCGGCACTTTACGATACACTACAGGCACATACCCTAATTTATTGGGTAGTTCCTTAGCAAGTTTACCGTCATTAACGCTTGTACCGCCAATCCATACCTGACTTGTATCTCTAGCTACGATGTAAAGTACCTCAGTATTTGCTTTTTCATCAGTTAAGCCTTCTGTCTCTGGGTACTCAGAAATGATTTGACTTTTAGAACGATAAAACTTAGCTGCTGTCCATAGAATCCCCTTTCTATCATTCTCAAGAACGAAATATCTCGTATCCCAAGGTGTAAGAGTTGGTATGAATTCTCCTTCCTCGAAATGAAAATTGCATAACGTGGCTACACTCCCTCTCCTAAAGGTTTGCTGGTCTGTGAATGGGTTAAACGGGAACGCACCTTTGATAGACAGTAGTTTATCTGCCTCCTTGAACGCTGCCTGGATAAAACCCTCAACATAGGCAGTATCGAACCGCTTGCTTTCAGATGTTACTGATACCTGCTCAACGGCAGCATTGAGTTGTGTTTCGACTTCCCACGTGAAGGTAGCTATATCATTAAGAAGCACATGAACACTATTGTCTATCTCATTATTATTAGCATCCAGGAGTTTGTTAGTTGCACTAACCATGTTAAAGAAATCAGCATCTTCGTCTTGCCTCTCAAACAGTGATTGCCATCTGTCAAACTCCTTCTTGGCTAATGCTTTGTAATCTATATCTGTCATATTACCTCCTTGAAACATGGACTCGCTGTGGTCTAATAGTGCGATACTCTTGCGTAACTACTGTTTCAGGTGTGAAGTCACTAAGGATATACCTCTCTGCACTCATACAGTGGAACTTGCTTTCCCTTTCTATGTCATCCTCTTTTACCACAAAGCTAAACTTCTCCCTGACATAATTAGTAAGGTCATTGAATATATATACCTTGTTTAATCTGTGGAGTCCCTGCACCATTCTAATCTGTTTTGCCTTGTCTAAACTCCACTTAGGTTCACTTATGTACCATCCCTCTGCTCCATAAGCTGCGCGCTCCCCGTCCTCATTATGGTTGCCTCCTACCCGCTTGAGTACATTTCTACCTTCACAGATAGCCTTGAAAGCCTGCACATGGTCATAATAGCCCATCGCTATCCCGGGTAAATACTCGGCAAAGGCAAACAAGTCACCCGTTGTTGGACTTTGTGCATAGAACAAGGCGCACGGATTGACTTTACCGAAGTCATGCCCCACATAAACTGGCCAGCTTTCACCTATCCCAAAGCGTGGTATGAGACATATCTTATCGTCAAAGGATGAGTAGACTAATCCCTCTAATCCCTTCCATAACCCCAGCACATACCTGTCTTTGTATATCCCATCAAAGGTAGATAGACGCTCTCTGTAATCTTTAGGCAGGGCAGGATTATCAAAACTCGAGGCTTGATAGACCTTACCTTTCTGCTCCATGAAGAACTTGCGGTATAGATAGTGAGATGGCGGGCCGGGATTAGTAGCAGCAAATATCTGATGAGGCACATTAGGTAGTCTTAACCTACCTTCAAGCATAGTCCAATCGTCCTCTATCGTTTCAATAGCCTCGTCTATGCCCACAAAGCCAATACCACCAGCACCTAGAGAACCTAGCTTGAGGTAATCATCCAGACCGCCAAACAATATTTGGCTGCCATTGGTCAAGGTAATTAACGAAGGCTTCTTAGTAAAGCTAGCTATCAGTTCTTTAGGACATACTAAATCAAGGAACGTTTTTAATGTACTTAACTCTATGCTTGCATTAGTCTTCCTACAGATATAACCGAAGTTTCTAGGATGATCAAGACTGAGCTTGAGAGCTTTAGCACATAGGGCAATAGACTTACCGGCACCGAAGGCACCCGAGAATAGAACAGCACCAGCATCAGACGCCACAAAGCCTTCCTGCTGAACATTGATTGGTTCCCAGACTAGCTTAACTTCTTTAGTCGATGTTACCATCTACTTCCTTAGTTTTTCAATATGTTTATTCCAAATATCGTATTTTCCCCTTCGGATTAGGTCAGCAGGCCTTTCCCCTTGATCAGCATAAGGATTTTCATCAGGGAAACCCCTACCATCAGTATACATTTGGGCAGCTACCTCCTCTACCTCCCGTATAATTCGAGCAACTACTTCAGGGATTGAATATATTTCGCTAATAGAATTCATTTCTATCCATCCACTGGGATAAAGACTAGATAACCTTTCCTGTTTGTTAGTCCTTCTGGAATCGGTTGCCCTTCCTTCTTTAACCCATCCTCATAAGCATCAGCACCAGCTTCTACCAGCATCACAAAGGTTGTGAAGCTAGTTACCTCCCCTATCCTTTCATCTATAATCTTCTTAGCATCCCATCCATTAGGTCTCATCATCCCTCCCTAATAATACTCCTTACTCGTTGTAGAGGTCGGCTCGGTAAGCCCCCGACTCTAAATCTACTGGCGGTGGCCAGCATTCCATAATTACCTCCATAATAATACTCCGTGACTAGGGTGTAAGTACAGCAGTCTTTAGCCTGCTCCCTGCTTATTCGATATATTCACAGCACCCTAGCCATCACTTCTTCCTAATAATACTCAGGTATAATCTCCCCACTAGCATCAAGTACGGGAGGTAGGATTGTATTGCCTGTATCTTTCATGGGGCTAGAAATCGATTGTAGTGAGTCTGATTTGGGTTGGAATCTATTTTTGACATTTAGGTTGGAATCAGGTTGGACAAAATGACGATGTATATTAGCATGGCAATTAGGACAGAGCCTTACTAAATTATTATCAGCATTATTACTACGGTCTTTATCACTATGATGCGTATCTACAGGCCCATAACGATTGCAAGTATGGCAATAATCTATCGTGGTTCCAATTTCCAACCTTAGTAACCTTTTACGCTCTTTATCCCTCTTCTTACTCAGTGGCATCATCTGCTCCAGTCATCTAACAGGAACGCTGCTGGAATGCCCCAAGTCTCCATCATAAACAACCCCGAAGGGTGGAAGTACCCTAGTTTATTCCTTTTGATTATGACATCCCATATAGTTCGGCACCTCGTGCAAGAAATTTGCCCCTCATAATCCACTGTATCTACCCAATCCGGTACTTTCAGGTCACCCCCGCAGGCATTACAAATTATATCCATCTATCCCTCCTCTAACTGATCGCGATAACCACGACCTATCACAAACACTACATTGACATTGATGTCACTCTGAGCCTCCTTGGGGTAGTGTCCTCTGAGCCTAGCTATCTCCTGCATTGACCTCACTGGGTCGTGGAGTTTAATCTTGGTAATTATCGCTGCTTTAGAAGTGTTAACATCATACTCTGTCCGTGAAGTTATCTCCTGTAAAGCTCCTGCGTGTTCATTATCTGGGCCAATATCAATCCAACTGCCGTCAGCCCCAGCAGTTTGAAAATCAGTTATTTTAGCCCTAGCTATCCCAGTGTGCCTCTCTAGCATCTCCTGAAGGCTCATAACGGCGCCCTCGGCTGCTTCCGCTCTGAGCTCCCCTAGTCTTAGCTTTATCTTATCTTTGTTAGCTAATTGGCAAGCATGAACATCGATACCTGGTAAAGCGTATTTAGAGGAGTAGCCGGCTTGAATCCAGGCTTCCCGTTGAGTCATACCTTTAAGCAGGTTAATGGTAAAGTTTTCCTGTTTTTGGGTTAATTGATTAGATGCCATCTATCTCCTACAGAGCTGCTACCATAGCATCAATAATAGCCTGAACTACTATTGCGAAGGCTTCAATTATCGCCACGAGTGCTGCTGCTAATGCTTCCATTATCCCTCCTTAATTCAAACCGTATATAGCAAGAAACAACTGGCCATCATAAATATACATCAGCTTGAAGTAGGTAGTTGGCTTAACACCTATGCCATATTTAACTATCTTTTCCAGCTCAACAGTCAAATCCATCATCGCATCTCCTTCAACTCCCTGAGTTCTTGCAGTATGGCATCCATCTGTTCCTTGACTATCAATTCTTTAACGTCCATTATTCTCCACTATCTCAACAACATTATCCCATGACCCTGACCACTCGTCATAGACAATCTCTCTAACTTTACCTCGTCCGTAGCAGTTTTGATGCCCTTCATCATGTTCGCAATCACTACAGCAAGCACCCTGAGTTGTTTTTCTACCGCATATCCAGCAGGCTATCTCTTTATCATTTTCCATGACTTATGCCCTGTTTTCTTTTCATGCTTAGGAACGTCAACTGCTTCTAAAACCTTCATACAGATATTGCACTTCATTAGCGGTTCCAATTTTCACCGCCTTAATCGTTTGCCAGCTAGTAGCTACTGTTGCCAACCTTTAAGCGTTGGTCGACTTTACTTCAGAGATGTCATTTAAGCTACAATCTCCACCACCCGTTTCATTCCCTTTTTAGGGTAGCTGGCACTTGCTAACTGTACACTATACTATTTTGCTCATTTTGTCAAGTAATTTATTTTTGCCAGGGGGCTTGACAAACTCGGTATATGGGTATAATATAGTATTGTAATCAATAAATTAACCTATTGACACACTGCTCTTAAACTGGGCTACTGAGTTAGACGGTAGATTCAAGGGCAGTAGTGAGTAGGTTACCCAGCTTGTCCAGTGTGTAAAGAAACAAGGAGGAGAGATGGCTACGTTACAATATCAGATTGACCGAATGAATAAGAACACAGCTTTAAGACTGAGAGGTATTTGCCCTTATATCAAGGGTAAGCGTTGCGACATGGGGAGAGAGTGTCAATATGTTCTATGCCCCGGCAAAGAAGGTAGATAATGAAACTAAACTTTAGGTGGGTAGAGAATAAAGCCCAATTCGGAACAGGAGAATTTCTATATCATAATAGAATCCGCTTGGCTGTGTATTATTGGAATAGTTCCCGCTCTCGTGAGGATGAAACTAACATCTGGGTAGGCCATGTTGATTTACCATCTGTGAATCCCGGGATAGTATATTCGGAAAGTCAAGACGAAATAAAAGCCAAGATTGAAAAGGTCGTTACTGACTGGTTTACAGAAGCCTTAAAGGAGATAGCTAATGGTTAAGCTAATTGAATTTAAGTGCTTGCGCTGCGGTTACACATGGACTCCCCGGATTCCTAACCCTACCGCTTGCCCTAAATGCCATTCCCCATGGTGGAATAAACCACGGCGGGTTCCTCCTCGATGCAATGGTCTAAAAGCACCTGCATCTTGTAAAAAGCATCCTCAATAGCAGTAGGTATTAAATCATGCTCGTTAGCGTATAGCGCAAGTAGCCCCAGGCTTATCGTGTTGCGGGCTGATAATAGTCTACTCTCTAAGTCGTTGTTCATTTCAGTTGGTTCGTCAGCCATTTACTCCTCCTTTAAGCCCGTTCATATAAGTAACGCCATCACGCATATCTTTGAAGCCTACCATTTTGTCCCTATCTGGGAATAGAACGACCAGGGGATTCGAGACATGAGAACCAAAGTACCCATACTGTTGAGCATAGTCATCGTACACAGCGTATGTTCCAGGTCTGATGGCAACACATTCTCTACCACCATATCTGTACTGCTCGATGGCTGCTTGATGGTGGTGTTCCACTACTACTATCCTTGCCTTGGGGAAGTACATCCTCTGATTCTGTAGGCAAGTGTGCGTGAGGTTGAAACTTGAGTTGAAGCGTGATTGGTGCATTGTGAGTATCGGGTACACCATATCCCCTACCTTTAAGTGTATCAGGGCGTAGTGCTTTAAGTAAATAAGTCTTAGGCGTTTAGCTAGTTCACCGTCCCAGTCCTCACCGGATAGGGTAGCTGTCCAGTAGTTATGGTTGCCTGTCTTGATAGCCAGTATACGGTCTAGTAACTTTCTCAGAGTTAGAACATACAGCCCCTTCTGAACCGATATTGGTGTCTGGTTATGAGAGCTACCCATCTTCGAGGTCTGTATTATATTCTGATAACCGTCACCGCCAATGATGACCTTCAAGTTCTTGTTTTCGGTAATGAAGTTCATATCGTCTTGAAAGGCATTGTAATCAACGCCGAACTGTCCTAACTGCCAATCAGATGTATTCACTAACCCTATGGGTTCATCTGTCTCTATTTCTATTGTTAGCTCATTAGGGACCCGCTGGTGGAAGGCTACCAACTTGTCCATATCCTTTATGATTCTCAGGTGTTCTTCCCACGTATCACCCTCCAGGTGTTCATAGGTTGGTGGTAATACCCCGATATATTCCTTTTGTTTACGACCAAGGCTATAACTTCTAAGGGAATCCTTGAAGCCCTTGAAGGTCATGCCGATGCTTTCAGCTATTGCACTGTAATCCTCACCACTTTCAACACGGCTCTTTATAGCGTCGAAAGCCGGTGTCCCAGGCAACGGGAATATTCTTTTACTCATATACCTCCTTACCCTTAATCCTTCTCACTTTACCTAATTCACAGGCTATAACCTCGCCATCCCATATCCGTAAATAGGTATCACATTCACATTCTGTAATTACCCCCCTACATGGCACGGTGGCTCTAACGTGTTCGTTTGGTGGTCTATTGCCCGCTATGTTATATCGCTTGCACTTATACTGTATATCGCATATCCTCATAGTTCACTCTCTAAAGATAAAGCCTCTATCAATTCTTCCCATGCCTTAAACTTCTTTACACTGGGATGATGACTGAATATGCAATCATCTTGCTTAGTACCTAATAGCCACACTGGAATACCTACTCCCAGAGCTATACCCATCTCCACTAGCGCCCCTCGATAAATATAACTATCAACGAAAATGCCAATATACAGGTCAGCATCCTTGACACCTTGAACATCATCTGCGCAATACTGCTGCGGGTAGGCTTCATCTTCATATTTGTGGTCAGTCCAATCACAAGTAATCTCAAAGCCTATACCTCTGAGTATCCGCATAATGTCAGATACCCTTTCCCTATCCTCCCACTTACCAGCTACATATAGTTTCAAACTTCTCCCCTCCTTATCTGATACTTCATAGTTCTAACTCCCTACATTTAGGACATAAAGGTTGCAGAACATTACCTTTTAAGATAACAAAGAAACTACTACATTTTTTGCACCGTCTTTGACTTTTACGTGTCGCTGTTTTCTTCATAGTTCACCTACTCCTGTTGACCCTATTCCTTTTTCACCTTATCTGAAAACAGGGACAGAGTGTTATCCAGGTCCATAACATCTATTTCAATTTCCCTTAACAACCTTTGTATCTCCCAATTAGTAGTAAACTCTCTAACATATAACTTTCTAAAGTCCTTTTTAAGAGCCTCTTTTAATTGGAGTAATCTTTTATCTGCCATTCCCCATCCTTTCCACTTCTTCATACTCAATTAGTCTTTCTAAACAGGCTACACCTCTAGCACCTTTTCCCCAAAATACTATTCTCATTTCACCTCTCTAGTAGTTATTCTATTCCCCAGTCTTTGAGCTGTGCTTGCCACTGCTCTTGACTTATAGCCCATATTGGTACATTAAAAGGTGAGTGTTTAGCACAAGCATTGACGCTAGCTGCGTTACCCTTTATCCACTCCACCGCTTGCTTTCTGCCTGCCTTCTTACCAGAATCAAAGGCAATACCACATTTATTAATAGCTAATTCCAGTCCTGCATTGAATGATTTTTCAGCTTGGGCTAGGGCTATACCCTCTATAAACACCACCATTTCAGGAGATGCGTTAAACTCTGACAGCAGCTTACCATTAAGTTTGATTTTGCCTAAAACTTTAGATTCTATTACTGTGTCTTCATATCCCATCATTTCACCTCTCTATTAGTAGTATAGCCACATTTTTGCTCACCGGTAATACTGTCAATAATTACTCTCAGGAATCCATAGCCGTATAAGTTCCAGGAACCATGCCAGGTCAAGATAAACTTCCAGGGCGGGCATGGTGGTAACTTAATCATTTACTACCTCCTAGTTTCTTGAGTTCTTGCCAACACTTAGGGCACTCTCTCCTAGTTAGTACACCACCCATTAAATCGACTTGGCCTTGCCATTTTGGTAGATGCTCAATACACGATTCCATTCCCCATTCCACTATCTGCCTCAGTCTCTCCTGTTCAGCTTTACGGGCTACCTCTCGCAGAGATTGCCTATGTCCTTCTAGATATGAACAAAACTCTGTTATACATTCTTCAATAGCCTCATCACTCAGTGGTTCCATTATTTAACCTCCTTTTCGGGGCATATTCTTGGCATACTCTTACGACTAGGTTTTCTGTGCCGACTTCTATAGTGTCAAAGAATCGATACCATTTTCCAGTGTGAGGATAATAGAACCATTCCCCTATCTGTTTATATGTTATCATTTACTACCTCCTTTAATGTTTCCTTTAAGAATAGGTAAATTAGTTCCAAGTCTGTTTTGCCCCTGGCGGAAGCCCGGGCTTGGAGTAGGTCGTAATCCTCTTGGCCAAGCTCTCTTAATATAAACTCGTCATGTAGAATAGGATTATGCTCTAATTTCATGTGGCAACCACCGCAGAGTCCCCATCCGTTTGACATATCGAACCTTACCTTGATATTACCTCTTCCTATTCCGTGAGAGCATTGAAGTGTCATCCATGCCGGGAAGGTAGTACCATCCTCGCGGGTCCGGTCGTACTTTTGGCTCTCGCAATATTCGCAACCGCCCTTTCTTTCGATTGCCCGCCTCCTGATGATTTCTGAGTATATATCGTCCAACTTTTTGTATTTATTTTTTTTAGTACGCATAGATAAACTCCGATATTGATTTACCATAGGCTTGTTTATATGGTATAATCATATTATGCGTGGAGTAAATATCGCTAAAACTATTACCAGTGAAGAACTTCTTGATTTGCACTGGAATCAGAATATGAGCTTGAATGATATAGCTGTTCATTTTGGCTATTCCCCCGCTAGTGGTAAAAGTTCTGCAATACATCAATTGTTTGTAAAGCGTGGATTGCCTAAAAGAACTCGGTCGGAGACTAGCAAATTGCTTTACCAATTGAACCCCGAATCGTTTTTCAAAAATAAACAAACAGGTGATAAGCATTGGAAGTGGAATGGTGGGAGAAGAGTTTATAATGGTTACATATTTATTACCCAACGAAACCACCCCAGGGCTGACCGTTATGGTTATGTGCTTGAGCATATCCTTGTTTGGGAACAAACCCACAATAAGCCAGTTCCTAAAGGATGGATTATTCACCACCTTAATGGCATAAGGGGAGATAACCGCCCTGAAAACCTGATGGCGGTTTCTCGCAGTAAACACGAACACCAAACCTTCGTAAAGTCTCTTCAGGCTCGCATAAGAATACTTGAGCAGCTTCACTTTAAGATTTAGCTTTTTATATCGGTTCTTCATAGTTCTAACTCTCTACTTCATTGGTTGGGGGAGTAGGGCTTGAACCTACCCACTCTAGCTTCAAAGGCTAGCGACCTACCAACTAGTCTATCCCCCATCATAGTTCTATATCACTCTCAATTTATTGCCCCTATTAGCTATACCAGCCTTAATAAGAGATACTATCCTAAAGTCTC